AGGCTTTTTCATGGGGAAAACCATGCAACCAGTGATCCTCCGATACACCTGAGTACCCAACAAATGAACCAATGTCCCCATACCTAGGAGGAATGAAATGGTCAACAAATGGTCCTCTGTACGTATCTTCAATAAAACCAGTGGATGTACTCACATCCTCCACCACCTCTTTTTTGTTTTTTAAATTCAATTTCTGTTCAAAAAACAAAATAAAGACCGCGCTTGTCAATAGGACTGCGATGATTATATTTAACATTCTGTTTAAAAGTACTAAAGATTATTTATTATGCTGAGGACACTTCTGGTTCACCGTCCTCGGTGGTCTCCTCAATTTTGGCGTCCGTTGAGGACTCAGCATCCATTTGGGCTTCACGTTGCTTACGGCGTTCCTCAACTTCAGCCGCAACAATGGCGTCCGCTTCCTTTACAAGGTCCTCCATTGGGGTATCGGGCTTTTCCTTCTTGAGACGCTCGAGAACCTCGGCTGGGTGAGAGATTGGAGCTTCATCGGGCTTGGTGTAGAAGCGAGAGTTATCATCACCTGGGGTATAGTTGACCTTTGCATCCATCATACCTTGCTTGCGTTCTTGGAACAAACGTGCAGCTTGAGCTTGGTTCTCCTTGTATCCAAGCATAATCTCTTCCAACTTTTCATTCGTGTAATGCACATCCTCAATCTTCGTTGGGTCCGGTGGAATCAATAACCACTTGTACATATCGACGACATAGATATCAAACGTTGGGTCCTCCTTTTGAAGACGCTTGGCGTGGGATGCAGCTTCATCACGGCTTGCGAACGCACCACGAATCTTGATACCAAATTTATCATTCTTTTGTGGAGCCTCTGGTCCAACGACTGAGAGGCATGCGTAGAGTTGACCAGGGACGGTGGTGTAATCTTGTTCGAGAGACATTATATGTATAATTGTATGTAAAACTTTAAGCCAGCTTAAAAGCTATGTGACTTAAGTAATAAATGCACGGATTTTGGGATACACAACCCGTGCCTCGTGATGATACAACACCCGGTGAAATTGAGAAAGAACGACGTATTATCACTGAACCACACCCACTCCCCAATGGATTCTCGTGGGATACACCAAGTCTCGACGATGCACACACACTTCTCGCGGAACACTACGTATCCGATGAAACCTTCAGACTTACCTATTCCAAAGAGACCCTACTGTGGGCGTCCAATGGGTCAGGTATTGGCATTAGACACGATGAGACTGGGGACCTCATTGGTTACATTTCAAGTGTTCCCCTAAAGGTGAGAGTTGAACAGGATATTCTTGATATGGTACAAATCAATTTCTTGTGTGTACACCCCAAGCATCGAAGTGAGGGATTCGCACCCATCCTTATCAGTGAAATCAAACGAATCGCCAACACACAAGGGATTTGGCAAGCTGTGTACACCGCAGCGACTCGTATACCCACACCACTCATAAAGTCCACCTACTGGCACCGTTTTCTCAATGTGAAACGACTCATAAAGACTGGGTTTTACAGAACGAATCGTCCACAAGAAAAATACTTTGAGGTTCGCGGGAGTTCACAATTTAGAAGAATGGTGACCCGAGACATTCCCAAGGTGACGAAAATATTAATCAAATACTTTGAGGGTTTTAAGATTGCCCCAGTTGTGGACAAAGAATGGGTCAAACATTGGATACTCCCCATCAACTCATATGTGTGTGATGATACAGATGACTTCATATCCTTCTATGATATTCCATACGACCGTGTGGATGGAACGGATACGGTCCGTCAAGCGTATGCGTTATATGTCGTTGGAGATGTGTACAACGATGCATTCATACTTGCGAGAAATCAAGGGTACGATGTATTTAATACACTTGATGTGGGACAACGTCGCTCCGATTTAGAGACCATTAAATTTCTTGAGGGGAGTGGTCACGTCTATTATTATCTCTTCAATTGGCTCCCAAAGACACCAGTTGGATGTGAACATATTCAACTTAAGTTACCTTAAAAGAATGAAATGTGTAAGACATATGGAAGAGATTCGCCGAAACCACAATGACGCCAAGAGGGCCCTCATCCAATATGTGACTCGAGAGGGTGACCAAATATTAGATGTTGGCTGTGGGTTTGGTGGTGATCTTCAAAAGTGGCACAAGTGTGGTGCGAATATGAGTATGTGTGACCCGGAGCCAAGTGCGCTCGTGGAGGCTCGGTCACGGGCTAAGAATATGCATATGCGTGTAAACTTCTACGAGGGTGACATATTCAACTGCCCAAATAGAAAGTTTGATATTGTGTGTTACAACTTTTCACTTCACTACATATTTGAAACGAGAGACAGATTTTTTAGTTCCATCAAAGAGATTAGAAAGAGAATGAAACCTGGGGCCAAATTAGTTGGTATCATCCCAGATTCTGAAAAGATTATATTCAACACACCACTCAAAGATGCGATGGGAAACTTCTTTCTTATGAAGACCCACGGAAATGGGGGCTACGGAGAGAAACTCTTTGTACACCTAGTCGATACCCCATTCTACGCCGATGGACCTAGGTCTGAACCCATAGCATACAAAGACCTTCTTGTGACGCATCTTGAGGAATTGGGATTCACTTTAGAATTGTGGGAAGGTCTCGAGGGAAATCCAATTTCAGAACTCTATAGTAAATTTATCTTTGTATATAAGAGATGATCGCATTCATTATACTTGTGTTGATAAACCTGTGGATACTCCACCACACACGAGAACCCCAGGAACTCATCGAAGTCAAGGAAAAATATCGTACACTCAGGACCCATTTGTCCGAGACACAGAACCCCAAATTTAAGATGTTGACCCGGTGTATACCAATCACGGGTGTGCGAGGTATGCGTGATTCTGTGGGGTACAACACGAACAAGGGTGGTGAGATTGCGGTGTGCCTTGATGGACAGGTGAACGAAATATTCCACGTACTCATACACGAGTTGGCCCATTGCACGGTGGATGAGTACTCCCATTCTGAAGAATTTTGGAACAACTACATAGAATTGCGGGATATATGCGTACAATTGGGTATATATGAAACCATACCAGAACGAACAAAGTTTTGTGGTCAACACGTTCAGGATAAATAATCTGGATGTACTTTATATGAAGACACCATTTCGTGTTGTACTCACAGTCATTGTGTACTGGCTGATGATTTACGGTATCACTGTGATTCCACATATGAGTACCAATTACACTCTTAATTTGGCGTTGATGACGCTCATTATTCCAAATGTGTTTCGTCTCGTCGTTGGGAGTATTCCACGTCTCGCTGTGGACCGTCTTTTCTTTCTGACGACGAGCATCATCGCGTGTATAATTACATATATGATGAACAAGGTGTGGGGTGATACGAAAGATGCGGTCAAGGAGTACGGGAGTGACAGAAGCAAGACACTTAAGTTGAGTGCCTTGCTCATGACAGCGTTTACTGTAGGAGCTTTGATTACCTATTTTACAGGTATTGATAATTCAATCTATAGCAATATGGGCTGGGAGTCAAACACTCAGGGCTTGACGATGTAATCCTTCACAACGTAGAAGGCAACCGCCGCGACCAAACCCGTCGACGCCAAACCAATCATACTTCTACTCCCCTGTTCGTTAAGGAACTTGGGAATAGAGGTCACCAACTTGTCTTGCACTGGCTTACTGACAGCGAGAGCCGCTGCGACACCCGCCACGAGAGCAATCATTTGGTCATCCGTGAGGTTGAAAGGATTCTTGCTTTCTGGCGTCTTCGCCTTTGGCTCAGCAACCACGTAACCACCCTGAGGTTGTGGGGCAGTCATCTGTGGCATCATGCCTTGCATTCTGGGTTCATCGGTCATCATTGGTGGGTCCATCATAATATCGTGAATGGGGGTAGAGTCCATCGTCTGTTTACTTTGACTTATATTTTTTTCGGGTTCCGAAAACGCTGATTTGAAGCTTGTCGTTGGGTTGTCGTTCAATGGAACCATTCCATCACCGTTATCTGAAAGATTCAAGGTATTCACTTGAGTCGCCATCTATTATACAGGTATGTTTTTGAGATGTGCAAGTGACGCAGTTATTTTGTCTTTGTAATTTTGAGCGCCGTCTTTCGTGTTGCTTTCTTTGCATCATCCTCCTTCTGTTGCATATGCTTGGGATTGTACATCTTATTGTGGAGTCTCCACAAGTCTGGTCCACCAACTCTAAAGTTTTTACGTAAAGATGCTTTGTACCAGAATACACAATCCTGTATCCTGTTAGATTTCACTGTATTGTCTAACACGAGACACTCATAGTTCTCCGTGCACGCATCCATCACTTTGTTAAACATATCAAAGCTTGGGAAGATACCAAAAAATGATTTGTACAATTTCTCTCTATTCTGGAGAATGTTCTCTCTGAGAAGGAACACATAATCTACATTTGCTCTGAGGGCTGGTGGAAGATCCATACAGTACTGCATCGTCAACATAAAAAAGATTTTCCAGTGCCGTCCATTCATAAAACACTGCCTGATGCATGTGTCCTTGAGGAATTTGTTATCATACATACAATCATCAAGCAACATGAATGCCCCACAATTCGCCTTACCCTCACCAACCAACTTCCGTTGTCTCGCCATCACCCGTTCTATAGCGTCTCTATCGTAGTCACCGTAGACAAAAAGGTCTGGAATAAATTCGGAATAAAAATGGTTCCCCTCCTCTGTTCCTGAGAGAACTATACCAGCTGGAAGATGTTTCTTGTGGTACATGATATCCTTTACCAATGTCGATTTACCGGTATTCCGCTTACCAATAAATACACACACTCTATCATCTGATATCGTCTCAGGCTTGAATTTCCTCAGTTGAAGATTCATTCTAAAGTAGTGTCCCGTTTTATTTCATAAAATTTTACTCACATAGAGTAGGAATGTCAGGTCGATTACGACTTGCTGCCACTGGCGTTCAAGACCAATGGCTCACAGGTGATCCACAATTTTCATATTTCCTGATGAATTTTAAGAGACATACGAAATTTGCGATTGATTATGTTGAAAGTCAATTTGATGGTCAGATAGATTTTGGAAATGTTTTGGAATGTCGTATTCCCAATGATAAGGGGGATTTGGTAAAGAATTTTACACTCAAAGTGACCCTCAATGACCCAACCCCGGATACACCCGGTCTAAATAACACATTTTGGTCGCCATCTATTATGTCGCATCTCATAGAATATGCTGAACTTCTCATAGGTGGTCAAACGATTGAGAGAATCACAGGTGAATATATCTATATGCATCAACAACTCCACAATACAGATGATGATACACAACAGACTTTGTATTTCTTAAATGGTCACGGTGGGGTACCACTCACGTATCAGGGTGAATATACATATTTTATGGACCTTCCATTCTATTTCTATAGAAACCCAAGTTTGGCTATACCAACGTGTGCTCTTACGAAACAATTGGTTGAGATTCGAATTAAAACGAGACCCCTCGCGCAACTTATATCTGGTGGAACTCCAGCGGGTATTACAGCTACTATTCGTAAATTCTCAGTGGATACGGAGTTTGTGTTTCTGACTCAAGACGAAAGACGCTTTCTTATGTCGAGACCTATTGATTATATCATCACACAGTTACAGATGTCTCAATTTGTAATGAAGGCTGGGGAGACTAAAAAGTCTGTGATGTTGAACTTTTCTCATCCAGTCAAAGAACTCTTCTTTGTCTCCCAATCGGAGTCCTCCGTCTCAAACAATTATCCAGTTGAATTTAATACGATACAGAATGTTGAACTTCGTTTTAACAATGAAGTTGTATTCAATAGAAATAACGTATTTCTCGTCCACGAACAAGCCCTCAAACATTATGTGAACTCCCCAGCCCAAGAATTTGCAATGTATAGTTTTTCATTACGACCAGATGTGCACTACCCAACGGGCCAAGTCAATATGAGTCGTATATCACATAAATTACTTACAATTGAGATTGACCCACTCACATCAACGGATGATAACAATACTCGTGTGTATGCCGTGAATTATAACATACTCCGAGTCGAGAGTGGTTTAGCAGGTTTAAAATTTTAGGTTGTTATAATAGTAATGGCTGGTCGCATTCAGCTTGAAGCATCTGGACCTCAAGATAGGTTCTTCACACTGAACCCCGACTACACACACTTTTTAGAAAGTTTTAAAAAGCATTCAAACTTTTCAATTGAGTATGTTGATATCGACCCAGAGAATGCCCCAGACTTTGGTAAGAAGGTAAAGTTTGTGATTCCACAAAATACTGGTGACCTGCTCAAGACGCTCAGTGTGAAAATGAAACTTCCAGCCATTGGGAGTCAAATTGGATACATAGAATCTATTGGTCACGCAATGATAGAATATATTGATTTCAGTATTGGTGGTAAAATTATTCAGCGTCTTACGGGTGATTACTTACAGATATATTCAGAGCACTATATGACTCAAACGAAACAATTTGCGCTTGAAAAACTGATTGGAAAGTATCCAGAGCGGGCAATTTCTACACGTGTGTCGGATAGAGAAATAGTGTCCTCTCTTGTTACAGAATCCCAAACCGACCAGGACTTCTTTGTGGATTTACCATTGTACTTTTACAACAATCCAGAGCTCGCGGTCCCCCTGTGTGCTATCAAGAAACAAGAAATTGAAGTTGAGATTAAGTTGAGAGACTATGAATATCTCATAGTAAAAGCTGATGGAACATATGAAGTTCCAGCGACTATTTTGAATATCAAGGAATTCCAATTGTGTGCCGAACTTGTATTCCTTGACCCGTGTGAGCGACTCAAAATTGAAAATGAAAAGAGAGACTATCTCATCACCCAAATACAACAAAATGTATTTGATGTTGCGCAAGCCGTTCAAAATGCATCATTCAAACTTGATTTCGTGAATCCCGTGAAAGAACTCTACTTTGTAATTCAAAGACAGGGAGACATAGGTTTTGGTGAAGGTGAATTTATAACACCATTTGATTATGATAATACATTGGAAGAAACGGGGAACAAGTACATTCTCTTTGAAAACCTAGACTATCTCACACTTGACTTGGATGGACAACCTATAATCACAAGGGACACTGGGAACGTCATATTCCTCAAAGCTGTTCAAGCGGCTATTCATCACTCAAAGACTCAACTTCTCAGACGATTCTATTCGTACAGTTTTGCTCTAGAACCAGAGAAGTGGTATCCCACAGGACAAGTCAATTTCAGTCTCATAAAGGAGCAAATTCTCAACCTAAGTCTCACACCTTGTGTGAATTACCCAAGACAAGTTCGCGTGTACGCTGTGAGCTATAACACACTCCGTGTGGGTGAGGGAATTGCTACAACTATTTTTGATACAAAATATTAAATGAAGACTGGATTTGGAGAAAGTTCTGGTGCCTATGAAGAGTCTCAGGCGAATGCTCTTATGGGTATCCTTCTCCCAGTGATTGAACGAAGTATGATTCTTGCGGCGCAGTACGCAAAGGCGTGTGGGCGTGATACAGTCCTTGGCGAGGATATTGAATACGCCGTCAAGTATTGTGCAATGTATACAGTTGGACAAAATATTGGTTCAATATGCCCAGAAATATATGATGAAGAATCAAGTGATGAAGAAGACCTCGAAGAAGTTGACCCAGAGGAGTGTCCATCATTTGAGAGATACACAGGACAAGACCCCATTTTTAATCAAATGAATGAGGCGTGTGACCGTTGGGAGACGTGGATACCCCAAAGTCCGGTAGAAGAGATGTTAAAAAATGCTATTAATAGTAATGAGTACATCTGAGCCTGAGGGGTGGACACTCTCAGAATATAAGTCATTTAAAATTACAGGTGACGAGGATTCAGGGAGTAGCACTGATGGAGATTCCGACGATGAAGAGGAACAAATCTTCGCCAGGTCCCAAGTTGTCAGGCGACCCAAGTATAAAAAATTAGTCGAAAGGGAGGAACTACTTCCAGAGTAAATTATTTTCGAAACCTATAATATAAAACTCACAATGGACTCTGCTCTTAAGACCGTCAACCTCGTGACCCAAGAACTCGAAACCCAATCCCTCAACTCGATCGTTGCGGGCTTCAGCTTCGCCGCGGCGATGAGCTGGATGGACTTGGTCCGCTGGGTGATCCAACAACTCATCAAGGTGCCAAAGAACGGTGGTACCCAGTACACGCTCACCGCGATCTTGACCACCTTGTTGTCCATTGCTGTCTACATGGTCGTCTCCGGTATCTCGACCCGTGTGTCCAAGCCAGCGCAACCAGTCTTCGCGATTACTCGCTAAGTTTTGGTTTTCGTCGCACCAGGGACATTAGGATAATACCCACAAGTACAATTATACCAATAGAAAGATACTCTTTCCATTTATAAGCATTCACTTCACCCTCAGGGATGCTTATTGATGGCGCGTCCTGCTCCTCCTCCTCGGGGATGGGAACCTTGGGAAGACTTTCCAATTTATCTGTAGACCCTGTAATTTCAAATTTCAAAATGTGATCCTGATGTCTGAAATCATATGGAATGAGACGCCCGTGACTCATATAGAAGAACTCAATGTGTATATCACTTATGTACTTTTGTGGTCCACTATAAAACTCATGCTTGAGTGGGTCATCTGAACCGTGATAGTTTATAACATCAGAGCCATTGAGAAGAATGTGTCCTGTATAGAATGGTGTTGTCGAATACACAGATTTTGTGAATTCATCAGACCCAGATGTAAGTTTCATAATGAGAGAATTTGGTCCATCCAAATTGATGGCACCCGAGGTCAACGTATAGTTTGAGGACGACTGATTCTGAGATGAAAAGCCCATCACCTGGTGTGGTGTCGTGAGTGCTATATTACTTGAGTATCCTTGGGTTCCATCAAAGAACTCAAACGTAAAGTTTCCACCACTCGTTGTATTTGAAAACGTCAGTGCATCTGTATCGGTATCAAAGACCACGGAGTCGACATTTGAAATAGGTGGTTGTAATTTGACATCCAAATCACTCGCGAGAATCGTACCATTTGAATAATTTGTTTCGTCGAGACTAATAGTCACACCATCAACACTGAACGACTTGTTCGTCGCGCATGTCGTCAATTGAGGCGTCGGAATACGAGCAGATACGAGGGTTATATTGGTCACATTGTATATAGGATTCTTTAGCGTTACAGTATAGGCATTCGCGTATGGGTACACATGTGTATCTCTCTCTCCGCTATCTATATCAAGGGTATGAACCTTCATTAAAATACAGGTACAATATTTTAATGATTGTTTTTGTCTATGTTCTGGGTATTCTATTTAGGAAAGGCTGTGCGCCAATGGGTTATTGTAGAGTTGATTCTTCGCAATGTCCAAGTTTCTAGAGTTGGGGTTCTCGTTACCCTTGTAGGCGTTGAACTGGTGGAATGGCTTCTGTTGGTAGTTTTGAGTCCATCCCCCATTCGCGGCGTTAATACGACCATCAATGCGTGTGGTATCTGAGCGTACTGCGGTGAGACGACCACCTTGCTTGAGGGCACTCTCTCGCACATTCATACGACCTGGGTTACCCATACGGTTCGCCTTACCTCTACGGTCTTCTGGACGGAAACCATACTTCATCAACTCCTCGTTGTTCTTAGACGTAATTTGAGACGCCGCGCTGTTCGTGTACGCACCACGGAAGTTGGTGATACCTGGCGCTGGTTGGTTGTAGTAGCTGTACTGTGCATCATTGCGGTCACCCTTGAAGCGCGTTGGGTCCTGAGACACCGTCTGGGCTGAGACAAAACGCTTTGCACCGTTGAAACCAAGGCCATCCGCGCGTTGACCTGTCTCCGCACGGTTGGTCGTGCGCATCGTCTTCTGGTGACTTTGTCTTGGGATAGCCCCAGACATACCTTGGGCACGTCCCGCCATCGCTGGGAGTCGAGATGGAAGGTGTGCTGTAGTCTCAGGCTTATTGTGCGTCAACTGACCAACCACAGCGCCACGACCCCCAGTGATATCCATAGCTGGACCTGAGCGTCCTGGGAGTGTGGTGAGACGGTACTCCCCAACATTCACTGGGTTCACACGGAACATCTGCTGGTAACCACCAATGGCTGGGGTATCCGCACTCACACCCAAACCTGGACCAACCATTTGCTTCTCAATTGGGGACAAGTTGTTCATACGACCCGCATCATACATACGGTTACGCATACTCAAGATTTCCTGACCACCACTTCTCTGTTGCTTACCAATATCAGCAAAGCTTCCCATCTCCATCTTATGTGGAACTTCAACACGTGATTCAAATTGATGTTCTTCAAAAACTGGAGCTTCTTCAAATTGTTGTTGTTGCTGTGGCTGAGATGATGGCGCCATAACCTTTGGTGGTTCGGATTTAGCACTTAAATTCCGACCGGTGTAGATCAGACCCGCGATAGCCATTAATGAAATGGGATCAGCCATTCTTATTTCTTATTAACATTTTTATTAGCGTATCTTTGTTCGAAAAGTCCATTCTGGAGTTCGGCACGGGTACTCGATGGTTCATACGTCATCGTGCGAATTGGTAACTTACACTCCATATTATTCAATGGGAACAAGTTACGTTCATAGGTGGGCACGATAGTCTTATTGAACTTGGATGTGGACTGTGGTCTGAGTTGATCGGAGACATCAATGAACTGCGCTGGGGAACCCTTACCTGCCATGTATGGAGCCGTACCATACAACATCGTGTTTGGTCGGCAATCACCACAGTTGAGGCTACTGGGCTGAGGGTACACAAAAATTTCTTCGGTGGCCTTCACTGATGGGAGAGCCCCAGAATTTTGAATTATCGCGAGGCCAGGTTGAAGCTGATACGCCATTTATTATTACATAAGAATATTTATTATCTAAGCAGTCCCATTTCCCCCACCAAACATTCCACCACGTTTGTCGCCATCATAGCCGATTCCACCAAATGCCTCGAGTTGGACACCACGGGCATTTGGGCTACAGACACCCCCATCACTCTTACACATTGGTCCATTTTTGGGGCCATAGCACCACTCCGCAAAAGCAGTTTGGTCGCCTGGAATCTTAGAAACCGCGGTAGTCACAAACTGACGCGCCGCCGCATTGCGCTGATACTCGGGCATTGCAGACCGAGAACGCCCAGCGTCATAGGGGATGCGGTCATCAAGGAAGCTCTTGACGAAGGGCTTCACCGTGGGGTAATAACACGCCTCAAGACGGTTTGGGGCGTCGGTGTAATCCGTAATAAGAACATTCCCCATTGGGTTGTCCATCGTTGGCATCTGACACCCTGCAATATCTCCACTGGTAGCGATACCATACGTCTCCTTTATCATTTTTGATTTATACATCACATAAAGAACAGCCAAAACAGTAGCACCTAAAACAAAAATACGGGGATCACGACGTGTAATGTAAATAATACAACACGCATAAATGATAAATCTCGAAGCGGCATTAATTCTATCTTCTGGGGTCTGGTCCTTATTGGGCCAAAACTGTGAAACCTGATCGGCACGTGTAAGTTGCTGAGGATCGTCAAACCAAGCCTGCATTTAATATAGCTCGAGGTTTATTTTTTTGGAAGACCACCAAGCATACTCCCCATCATCTTCATCAATGCATCTTGGTCAATCTCACCACCCTCCGTCTGCATCTTGTCGGCACAATCCTTCGCGATACTCTCGATGAGACTGAGGGTCTCCGCTGGAATCGCTGTAATCGTCGTACCAAGCATATACAGGGTTTGAAGATACTGCCAGGTCGCATCCTTCGTATTAGGCGTCATCTTTGACCAATACTTCTTAATGTTGAGCTCCTTGAGAAATTCAATATTTTCAATTTCGTTGAGAAGGAAATTCTCATCCTTCGCAGAAATCTTATCCGCATAGGGACTCACACCTTTCATAAATCCATCCACAATGAGACGTGGGTTCGTGGTTTTCAATAATTCAAAGGATGTTAACATCTTCTTAATTCCGGTTTCATCTGGAAAAGTCTTGTGCAATTCCACAAGAAATTGGGAGAGCATGTCGTTGAATGCAGAGACAGACGCCATTTTCTTATACATAGTACTAAATCTTTAAGTTTAGAAAGGGTCCATAGAGATAGCCTCTTTCTGACCGAGACCTTGGGACACAATGAAATACACGAGGATCGCATTGAGAACAGCTGGCTTGGTATATTTGTTCAACTCCAACTTGCCTTCATTGTTGAGTTGAGCCTTTGCGTGAATGTACACCGCGGTGATACCACCTGCGATGAGGGCGGCGCTCACTGGATCTCTGAGATAATCGGATAACTCCATTTAATTATACGCAGTTTTTTTTGTACGCTGTTCTGGTGCGTCACCAAAGAAAAGACCTTCGTCCTGTTCCTCCACCGCCTGGGGTGCTTCTGCTTCCGCTTCTGGTTCTGGGGCTCTCACACCTGGGACAGTCTTGAATTCATTTTCAAGTCCAGTGGGTTGGAGGGGCTCTTCGTCCATACCCATCATAGGTTGCTCTTCTTCGGGGAAAGGTTCCATCTCTGGTTGGGGTTCTGGGTATTCCTGAGCGCCATCGTAGACATCTGGGTCTGGGGTATCTTGAACCTCACCGTCGAGGTCAATATCACGACTCTCTTGGGACATATACGTTTGAAGAATTTGTTGTACTGGGATGAGTTCCTTAATCGTAGTCTCAATGCACATAGTGAAACGCTTCGTCAATTGTTCATCGCGCACATATTCACTTTGTTCTTCGTGGAAGACATAGGGGTCCTTGTAGAGGTCTTTGGCCACGTTATTGTAGCACGTTTGAATGAACACTTCATTCGTGGGGAGCTTGAGGGAAATCTTCTTGTTATCCGACTTGAGACGGACAGCCGAAAGAATCTTGGTACACGCAACAAACACGGCAGCCAAGAGGTCATTGAACCACGCACATCGGTCCGCAATGTTATCCGAGTGTCGCTTGGACATCGCATTCGACCAATTTGGAACTTCCTTGAGGAGCTTTTGGAACATAATGAGAGTCTTTCGCCCGTTTGAAAGCTTGGAGGCTTCATCATACATATCCTGGAAAACTTCAATCATAGGTGGACACATAATGAGACACAATTGTCCCATATACTCTTTCTTAGCTTCTACGAGCACATTGAGGTTCTCCATTTATGATTAAGAGGTTTTTTAAAAAATCATCTACTACGCACTTCTCCTGTATTTGTTCGCCATCTTCTTGAGGTTCATAAGGTTTGGGAAATCATCATCCACAACTTTCTCCTTCTCCTTCTTTTTCTTGGGTATCTGCCAGGTCACATATACATCATAGTCACCTATGATTTGGACTTGAAAACCACCCAATGTAAACTGTCTCGCAACGTAACGAGCCGCTGCATTCCTATCAAAGACTGGGTATCCCACCAGATAACTTGGAACTGTAAGAAATACCTGTTTGTGCCCCAATTCTACACACTGCTTAATCTTTCGAGAAAACTGTTCGTACACTCTCGTATAGATTTCCTTACGAATCTGTTTTCTCTTCTCATCAATTTTAGTGACGTCATTGATGCTGATCATTATATTGAGCGCAACTTATTTTTAGCCATTTCTAACTCACCTTGAGTTGGTATAGCCTTTTCCTTCACAATATCATACTTAACAAATTCTTGACCCGAAACACCCTCAACAAATGGCGAGACATCGGACACGGTTTGAACATCAAGAGGTTGCGAACGAAGAGATACCAACTTGATTGTGGACCCCTTCACTTCAAAGGACGCAACAACAGAGAAACCAAACGCAAAGCCGTTGTTCTTTACCGTCATAAACATACATTCATAGAGATCGTGATCGTCACCTGTGTACTTTTTGACGGAGGTGGTCTCAATAATGTATGTACAGAGACCGGTACGCTTCGCAATTTCTTGGTTCGCTTGGAGGACAAACTCTTGCATCATATTATTGTCCACATTCACTTCCGCCTGAGTGTATTTGGAGATATCTGGTCTGGCGTCGTCGAAACGAATAGACCCCGTTGGCTTCTTGTGCCCTGAAAACCCAAACATCTCTGTGAATGGTTCTCGGTTGGTGGTCAACAACAGGACAATCATAAGAAGGACAGCCGTTAAAAGGAACTTCATCTTTACTACTATGCGTTAATTTTTTTTTACAAATTACCGGTATACATATTAGATGTCTCTACTGATATATAGCCCCAGGTGCAAACATTCTATGGAAGTCATCGAGTATATCAACCGACAACCACAGCTCAAACAATTGGTGGGGTTTCACAATGTAAACACACAGGGTATTCCACCTGCGTATCGGAATAAGATTAATAGAGTTCCAACGATGCTCACGAAGAATGGAAAAATTCTCGTCGGTAATGAAATCAAGAATTGGCTCGACTCGCTTCTCCCCAACAAAGAGGTGTCCAACTGGGGATTTGGTGGGGCGTGTTCAATGACGACACTTGATGGCGATGATAATGATGCCGACATATTCGCTCTTGATAATTATGGACAGTCCCTCCAACCCGCAATGACTCAGGAACTTGAAGAAAAGATAAGTCGTGACGTCAGTAAGGGTATCGCGTACAACGATAGC